TCACCCCGCGACGCCGATCCGTGCGGCAGGGCCTTCTCCATAGGCGACCGACACCTGCGCCACCTCCAGCTCATAGGCGCCGCTGACCCCGTCCGCCGCCCGCATCGCCGCGTCGTAGGTAAACGCCGGCGCAGAGGCCGTCGCCGTCCGGCGCAGCACGCCGCCCTCATAAACGCGGACCTGATAGCTTTCGGCCTCTTCGCCCAATGGCACAGTCGGCCCCGCCCAGCTATCGCCATCCACCCGCGTCCGCCGCACCCAGCCGAAGAGGTCATCGCCCCCAAGGCGACTGCGGCGCAAATGCGCGACGCGGTAGGGCCGCAGACCGATGCCGTCCGAGACCACCTCGCGGTGGGTGTAGGCGGTGCTGTCGATCGGCTTGTCGGCGGGTCCAAACCGGAAATGCCGCGCCACGCCGCGCTGCGTCGGTGCGGTATCGACCTGTGTCACCGCACCGTCGAGCAGCACAAAGTGGCTGCCCGCGGGCCAGAGCGCGGGCATCACGCCATCGGTCCCCGCCTGCCCCCTGATCCGGCCGCGCAAGGCATAGGTCTTGGGCGCGACCAACTCGGCGGTTGCAAACTGGATGACCTCCCAGTTGCCGACCGACCCGTCCCCGATCGCCGCGCGATTGCGCCCGCCCAGCACGAGCGACTGTGGCAGGCTTTCGAGCGTTCCCGAGACAACCCTCACCAGCAGATCGCCACCGCGATCGGGCCGCGCGGGATCGGCGGCGGGCAGATCAGCAAGCGTCAACCCCATCGTCGCGGCGCGCGGAACACTGCTCACCAACGCATAATCGTAGTCGGCGGGCGAGGCATAGAGCGCCACGCCACCTGGCCACGCGGCGGCAGTGGCCGCGAAATAGGGCGCGTAGGGCACCTCGCCCCCGTCGATCAGCGGCAGGTCGAGGAACACACCCTCCACCGGCCCCGACTGTGACTGCGCCGCATGGGTCGGAAGCGACAGATCGTCGATGGAGGCGCGGTAGCTCTCGGTGCCGATCCGCACGGCCTGCACCTCGCGGTGGTCGGCCTCGTCGACCTTTTCGACGCGGTAGTCGTGGCCGTTCCCCATCCGCACGACATCGCCGGGCCCCACGTCCAGCCGCGAGGGCGGCAGACCAAACTTGACCGTCTCACGCCCCAGCCGCGCCTCGGCCAGCCAGCGCATCGCCATCGTCTGCCCCTCGGCCTCGGTCAGGACCAGCGGGATGTCGTCCTGCGAGGTGCTATAGGTCGTCTCGTCGGGCCACGCCGCCTCTGCCGCGCGGACTTCGTAGTCGCGGTCGGCATCGTTGAAGAGCACGCGCACCCGTCCTGTCATCTCGGCCGAAGGCGCGCGGGTGGCCTCTTTGGCCGCCGTCTCGGCGTCCTCTTGCACGAATGTTTCTGCGTCGAGCACGACGCTTGGCGCAACGCCGCGCGTCACAAAGGCCAACTTGCCATCGCGCTCTGCTACGTCGAACCCATGCGCCAGCATCAGCGGCTGGAGGATCGACCGCGCCGAGGTCACGTCCGTCACGCCATAGCCGCGCACGAGGCCAAAGAGCCGCGAGGTGTCGATATCGGTGACGCCTGCCGCGGTGCAGACCTCGGCCACGACGCTGGCCAGACTGCGCGCGCTGGCCCGCCCCCCGAGCCAATGCCCGCGCCCGTAGTTGACGGCATCGGACCACAGGTCGGACTGCGCCGGAAACGCCGGATAGGGGCGCGCGTCCCACGCCCAGACATGGGCGCGGGCGAGGTCGATCATCGGCGCGCCGGTCAGCGTTGACACCGGGTTGTGCGCGGGGTCCGCCCAATAGGTCAGCACCGCCCGCAGATAGGCCGACTGGATCAGGTCGTCGCGCGCGCCGTTCGAGTAATACGGCAGGCGCGATTCCGACGATTTCTGGTCGACGAACACGTTGGGTTGGTTGGTGCCTTTGTCGATGGCGGCGCAGCCAAGTTCGGTAAACCAGACGGGCTTGCTCTGCGGCACCCACGCGGTCGGCGCGGCACTGCGCACGCCGCCCACGCGGTCGTGGTGCGGGTTCGACCACCAGCCGGTGATGTCCTTGGGGCGCCAGACCCAATCCTCGCCCCAAGCGTCCGAAATCGGCGTGCGGATCTGCGCCGCGCGCGCTTCGGGCGAATGGTAATACCAGTCATAGCCCTCGCCGCCCTGAACATTGCCGCGCAGGTAGTCGAGCGCGTAGATCGACCCATGCGCGCTATCTGCGTGGGCCGGCCCCTCGCGCCAGTCGCTGAGCGGCATATAGTTGTCGATGCCGATGAAGTCGATGTTCGGATCGGCCCAGAGCGCGTCGAGGTGGAAGAGCTTGTCGCCAGTACCTGAGGGCTGATAGCCGCTGTATTCGGACCAGTCGGCGGCATAGCCGATCTTGACCTGCGGGCCGAGGATTTCGCGCACATCGGCGGCAAGCTGGCGCAGCGCCGCGACCGCGACAAAGGCCCCGCCCGCGCCACGGATCTGGGTCAGGCCGCGCAGTTCCGACCCGATCAGGAATGCCCCCACACCCCCCGCCGCCGCACAGAGGTGGGCGTAGTGCAGGATGAACCGGCGATAGCTCTGCTCATCGGGGCCGGAGTAGGTGACAGTGGTGCCGCTGCGGGTAAAATCCGCGCCCGAAGCGGTGCCAAAGAACGCCGCCACCGCCGCGTCCGCCGCCGCCGTGCCGTCCTCGCTCCCCGTGCGGCCCGGTGCCACGTCGAGCGTGATCCGCCCCCGCCACGGCAGGGCGGGTTGCTCTGTGGCGTCCGACCACGGGTCGGTGCGCGCGTTTCCGGCGATCTGATCCATCAGGATGAAAGGATAAAACACCACATCCTTGCCGGCAGTTCCGAGCGCGGCAATCGCCTCTGCCACACTTTGATCGCTGGGCGTGCCGCCGTAGACGGGGCGGTCGTCGATCTGAGGCACAACCCCGGCCCCTGCCCGCGTCCAGCCGCCCGCGCGCCACGGCATCTCGGTGGGGTCAATGGCGGTCTGCTCGACCAAGGGGCGCACCGCGCAGAACCCGCAGCGCAGATCGTCGCCAAACCACGACACCACAAGCGATACCGACCCGCAGTCGGGCAACTCGCCCGCAAGCGTGTCGAGCGAGGTCTGGAAATCGGTGAGGCCAGAGGCCGTGTGCGCATTCACGCTCTCGATTTCGCCAAAGCCCTTTTTCAGCGTCACAGGCGTGGTGGCGAGCGCATATTCCCCCGTTCCCGGCACCAGCGCCACCCCGCGCACCAGACGCGCCACATCGGCATGGTCGGGATCGGCGTCGGGTGCTGCGGCGCGCGAGACCTCAAAGGTGAACTGCGGCACGCGGTTGCCAAAGCGGCCAAGGTCGAGGTCTTCGATCACCACATAGGCGATGCCGCGATAGGCGGGCACTTGGCCCGCGCCTTCGACCGCCTCAAGGAGTGGGTCGGGCATCTGGTCGTCAGAGCCGAGGTAGGTGCGGATGTTAAGCGACGCCGCCGCGATTTCAGTGCCGTCCGCCCAGATGCGTCCGATACCGGTGATCTCACCCTCGCAGAGCGCAATGGCCAGGCTAACGCTATAGGAATAGCTCACCGTGCTGGGCCGCGCGGTGCCTTTGCCGCCTCCGCTGCGGGTCTGGGATTCGCTGAACTGGGTCGCCCAGATGACCTGACCGGCGGCGCGGATCTTGCCATAGATGCGGGCAATGGCGGCCCCCTCGGACGCGCCCATCAGCCGGAAGCGATCAACGCGGCCGGTGGCCACGGGCTCTGCCCCGCCGCCCAGCAACCTCTGGTCGATCGACCGACCCACAGAGGCACCGACCGCCCGCCCGATCACCGCCGTCGAAAGGCCAAGCACACTGCCGCCCATCGCACCACCCAAGGCCATGCCTGCCGCAGAAAGAACGAGAGTTGCCATCAGTTGATCCTTTCGGGAAATACAAATCGCGCCGCGATCTTGCGACGCCACGGGGGGGTCAGGTCGCTCTCGACCACGCCGCGCCCCGAGTAGGCGTGAATGAACCTGGCCGCTGCACCGCCGGCCGAAACGATGCCAAGATGCTTGGCAATCGCGCCGTCGCGCATCCGGAACACCAGAAGCTGTGCGACCGCCACGTCGCCCGCGGCCGCCCGCGCAAAGCGCGCGCTTAAACGGTCGAGCAAAACCTCATCGCCGCCGACCTCGCCCCAGTCGGGCGTATAGGCGGGAATGTCGGGGCGCGCGGCGCCATAGACCGCGCCAAGCACCCCCAGCACCAGCCCCAGACAGTCGCAGCCCGCGCCACGCAGGCTCGCCTGATGCACATAAGGCGTGCCCAGCCAGAGCCGCGCTTCGGTCACGATGTCATCCGCGATCATCGGCGGCTGCCTCCGCCGAGGCTCTGATCGGCCTTGGGGATGCTGGTCAGCCAGTTGTCGCCGGGGATATCGGGAAAGCCGCGAAAGTTGAGCTGGTTGCCGAACTTGCCGACGCAGGTCTTGAAAGACTTGTCACAACCCGCGACGACCCGCACCTGATCGCCCGCCGCCAACCCCGCAAGTGGCTCCCATAGGGTAAGGAGCCGTCCACCGTCCGCCTGCGTGGCGTCCACACGAACCAGCCCGCGCAGCCCCGCCGCATCGCCCGATAGCCCTTCGATCACACCGCCCGAGAACCAGCCTGCCTCTGCGTCGGGAATGGCGGCAACTACGAGCGCACCATCCTCGTCAAAGCCCATCACCTCGGCCACGTGAAAGAACCCCGGCAGAGCGGTGTCGAAGCGGCAGGCACCATCGCCCAGAACCGCACCGCAGCGGCGCTGATAGGCCCGCCCCTGCGGCTGGTTGAGCGCGTCCTTGAGACCGCGTAGCTCTGCGGTAAACTGACCGCCGGCGCGGCGAATCTCGCCCACCGTGCCGCGAAACCGCAGTTCGCGGCTGGCGGTGTCGGTCCAGTTGACCAGCCAGCAACGCACCTCGGCCCCGTCATAACGGCCCGCGTCGATGTCGGCCTCGCTGATCCGGCTGCTGGTCAGGATGCCGATGACTTCGGTGTTATCGACCGCCATGCCCGCCGATTTCTCGATCGCCAGCGCGCTCATTCCGCCCGCTGCGGCGAAGGTCCGCCCGTCGAAGGTCAGGTCGAGGTCATGATCGGTAAAGCCAAAGCGCACCCCGTCCCTGCGCGCGATCTCCCACGCGCGGCACACCGTGCTTGCCCCCGAGGCGAGGTGGTCGCGGAGCCCGCTCATGTGCGAATCTCCACAACCGGCACATCCGGCACCTCGCCCGCGCGAAAGCTCGACACCGACGACTGGATCGTGTCGGTGTCGAACCGCACCGCCACATCGAATTCAAAACCTGCGCGCACCACCGCCTGAATGTCGGGCGGATGGGCAAATGTCACCTCTCCGGTGGTGTAATCTACGGTATAGTCGACCCCCTCCTGCATGGTGACGTCGCTCACCGAGACCCTCACCGTGCCCGCCACCGGCTTGCGGATCTGACGGACATAGACCTGATCGCCGGAGCGGTAGGTCTTGACCAGTTGAAAGGTCGCCGTCGCCTCGTCACCGGTGCCGATCTCCTGATCATCGGGGGCGATCTCGGCCGAGGGCACGCAGGACTTGTAGTCCGCCCAATCGCGCCAGCGAAAGCCGTGGAGCCGCCCCTGCCGGGCCTCGAAAAAGGCGATCAGCGCCTCGATGTCGTCGAGCGTCCGAAGGCCAAGGCCTGCGTCATAGCGCCGACGTGAATTGGCCCAGAGCGCGTTGCGCTCTTCGTGGCCGTTGGCCAGCGTGACGATCTCTGTGCGCCGCTCCGGACCGCCGAGCGAGCCAAAGCTGAGCGAGACCGGAAACCGAATGTCGTGAAAAGCCATCTGCCGCTCCTATCTGTTCCGGTTGCCGGCCGAGAGGGCGCGGCCAAGCTGCGCCGCGATCTGCCCGCGGCTGCGCTGAAAGCCCTGCACATCCGGCGTGGTGATATTCATCGTGACCTGCACCGGACCGCCGCCCGCCGCCCGCACGCCAAGCTTGCCGTCCGCGCCGCGGGTCAGTGGCATGATTGCCTCTGGCCCCGCCTCGCCCATCAACCCCGTCGCGCCGCCGCGCAGCGGGAATGTCGAAGGGCCAGAGACCACGCCACCCTTGGCGAATGCCGTCACCCGCCCCTGACTGAACGCGCCGCCGTCGGCATAGGGCATGAGGCCCGAGACCATCGCGTTGACGCCGTTGGCCAACAGCCCGCCGAAGTGGTCGGTCACCGGCCGGACCGCCGCGTTATAGGCTGTCTGCACCATCGAGGTTGCCACGACATTGAGCGCATCCGACAACCGCATCCCGTCGAGCACCACCCCGTCGAACGCGCGGCGCAGGCCGGAGGAAAAGCCGCGCTCCAGATTGCCCAGGTCCCGCGTCGTGGGCGCGAGGGCCGCTTGCACGCCGCGCAACTGGGTTTCGAACGCGCGGGTCATCTCGCCTGCCGAACCGAGGGTCTTTTCGAGCGACGAGAGCCCTGAATCGAGGTCTTCAATGTCCATCTGTCATTCCTTTCGGATCATCGGGAAAGGCGGCCTGAAGCTGCTCCAGCCGCGACCGCCCGAGCGCCGGCTCGCGCTGGTCTAGCCCCAGCATCAGTAGCAGTTCGACCGGCGTCAGCGCCCAGAACTCCCGTGGCCTGAGGCCGAGGTCGTGCAGGCCAGACCGCATCATCGCGCGCCAGTCGAGGCGGCTCATTGCGGCACCGCAAAGGCCCGCGCGAGCATGTCGGCGGCGGCCTTTGCGGCGCCCACCGGACCACCCTCGATATCCGCCGAGAGAAGGTCCGCCGCCGTGCCTTGCCATCCGCCGCCGCGCAGGCCCGCCACGATCAGCGCGAGGACATCGCGGCTCGAAAACCGCCCGCCCTCGAACCGCTCGACGAGCGCCACCAATGTGTCCTCGCCAAGCCCCGCCTCCAGCTCGGCCAGAGCACCGAGCGTGAGCTTGCACAGCCGCGGCTCGCCGTCGATGCGGAGCGTGACCTCGCCTGCCAACGGGTTTGCCATCAGACGAAGGCCGTGAACGTCAGCGGTCCGGCCGAACCCAGCGACAAGTCATAGGTTGCCTCGCCGTTGTAGGTGCCCGCGTATTCGATCGAACTGATCAGAAACTTGCCCTGGATCGTGCCAAAGGCGGGGATGATCACCTGAAATTCGGGCGTGGTGCCGTCAAAAAAGATCTGCCGCGCGCGTTCGTCGGTGGTGGCGTCCTTGAACACCCCCGACCCCGAAAGCGCCGCCGAGCGCACCCCCGCCCCGCCAAGCAACTCGCGCCAGCCGCCTTGACTGTCGAGGTTGGTCACGTCCACCGTTTCGGCGTTGAAGGAGATCCGCGTGGCGCGAAGCCCCGCCACTGTCTCGAACTGTCCGCTACTATTCATGTCGATCTTGATCAACAGGTCTTTGCCGTTTTGGGCTGTCATATCCGTCACTCCGCTTGCTGTCTTGAAACTGGTCCGGTCGCGCCGGACCTAGGCGTCGCCCACGCGGGCGCGAAAAATCAGGGTGATCTGCCGGTCCTGTCCGGTGCCGACGCGCGCGGCCTCGGCGCGGTGAAATGTAATGCCCACCACATAGCCGCGCGTGAGAGTGAGCGTTGGCCCCAGAAGCGCGTCGCAAATCGCCGCCGCCGCCACCTTGGCCCCCGCAAAGCCCGAAGCCCCCGAGACGACCGCGACGGTAAAGTCATGCTCCGCCCCGCGCCCCGTCTGGTCGGAGGCATCGCGCACCTTTTCCGGCCCGATCAGCACATAGGTGTCGGGCAGAGTGCCAGATGGCAGCGCGTCATAGATGTTGCTGCCCACCGACTGGGAAAGCGCCGCGTCCGAGAGCAACCGCTGATAGACCGCCGCCTGAAGGGCTGCCGATACCGCATAGGTCATGCCACCACCTCTTCTTCCGCCACACAGATGAGGTGCCGCCCGATGTCGTCACCTTCCGCGACCGCGACGATCGCAAAGGTCCGCGTGCCGTCGCGGAACCGCTGGCCCGCGACAGGCCGGCTGGGGCTTCCCACGGGTGCCGCGCGGACCGTGATCCGAAAGGGCACCTTGGACAGCGCCGCCCCCGCGCCCGCGACCTCGCGGCCCGTTCGGGCGGCGACGTCGCCCCAGAGAATGCCGATCTCCTGCCAGACGACCGTGTGGCCTCCGGCGCCGTCACCGACCTGCACCGGTTCTTCCAGCCGCAGGCGTCTGTTCATTTTCGGCCGTCTCATTGCTGCCCCCGTCCCATGGACAGGCGCATCCCGCGATAGCGCGCGATCAGGGCCTGAATACCAAAGGGCATCGCCCGCACCGCGCCGCCGTTGTCATACCGGTTTTCGTAGTAATGCGACGCGAGCATGAGCACCGCCTGTGCAAGGTCGGAAGGCAGATCCTCCCACGTGGGGCCATAGCCCGCCATGAAGCCAATCCGGATCGACCCGTTGAACGGTACGCCGGGAAAGGCCGCACCGACCGGCACAAGCCGCGGTGTTTGCGCATCGGGCACCAGTCGCCAACTGTCGGGCGCAAGGACTGTCTCCCCGCCCAACCGGTCAACCATGGCCACCTCAATTATGGCGCTGACCGGCGCCACGGGGAGCGGCTGGCCCTCTGCCGAGCGCCAGTCCTCCAGCGTCCAGCTAAAGTCGCGCTCGATCAGGATCTTGTCGGTGCGCGCCTCGATTGCCGCCAGCGCCGCACGCAGGAACCCTTCCAGCACGGTGTCCTGCAACCCGTCGTCGGAAAAACCGGACCCTAGCCGCAGGTGTTCTTTGAATTGCGCGACCGGAAGCGCCACGGCGGGCACGGCGGTCTGCTCGAGTAACATCATGGAAAACTCCGATCTCGGCCTTGTGAGGGTGCGGATAGAGGATGCTGGGGCGGCCAACCTCGGCCGCCCCGATCAGGTCGAGGATCAGGCGATGCCGAACTTCAGCAGCTTGATCGCGGCAAAGTCGCTCACGCCGCCGCCCACGCGCTTGGTCGCATAGAACAGCACGTGCGGCTTGGCCGAGAACGGGTCGCGCAGCACCCGAAGATCGGGGCGTTCGGCGACGGTGTAGCCCGCCCGAAAGTTGCCAAATGCCACTGCGGTCGCGTCGGTCGCCATGTCGGGCATGTCCTCGGCGATCATCACCGGATAACCCAAAAGGCGCGCGGGCTCACCAGAAGCGAGGCCGTCAGACCACAGGAACCGGCCATCGGCGTCCTTGAGCTTGCGCAGCGCACCGGCGGTGCGGGAGTTCATCACAAAGCTCGCGCCGGCGCGGTATTCGGCCGAGAGCGAATAGACGATGTCGATGATCGCATCCGCCGGGCTCACCGGGTCAAAGGCGCCGTCGGTGCCGGTGGCGATATAGCCCAGATTGCCCCAGACCCAGACATCGTTGTCGACCTGCGGATAGGCAAGAATGCCGCGCGGCTTGTCGATGCCATCGCCCGAGATAAAGGCCGCGGCCTCGGATCGGGCAAATTTGTCGGCAATCCGCCCCGCAAGCCAGCCCTCGATGTCAAAGGCGCTGTCATCCAGCAGCCGCTGGCTCGCCTTCGGCAGCGCCGAAAGCTCGTGTAGCGCAATGGTGATCCGGTCAATGGTGCCGGTGCCGGTCTCGGCGGTGGGGTCGACCTCGGTGGCCCAGCCCGCACCCATCTCGGTGTGATCGACCAGCACGTCATAGGACGTGGCATCGACCGTCACCACATTGGCAATCGCACGGATCGAAGCGGTGGACGAAAGCGTCGACTTGATCGTGGCCGAGGTCTGCGGATCGACGAGATAACCACCGTCACCTGCCACCGCAGAGGACATTGCCTTACCCTCGAGCGCCAGACCGCGCAGGCCGTCGTCATCACCGCTGCGCAAATAGGCGGCAAAGGCCTTTTGGTGCGGCGCCTCGGTCTCGCCGCCAAAGGCGAGAGCGGGGCGGGCCATGTGCATTGACTTGCGATCAAACTTGTTCATGCGTTCTTCCTGTTTTTCGATCCGTGTTTGGATGCTGTTAGAAAAGGTCTTGAATTCGCGGAAGAAGCCGCCGATCGCGGTCTTCAGCTCCTCGGTCGGAGAGTCAGCTTCCCCGGTCCGAGCCTTCATCTCGGTGTCAGTCATCAAATCGTCCTTCTGATCTGAACGCCGGCCTGGTCAGTCCGAGGCCAGCACGCGGCCCGCGTCGCGAAACGCTGCCGCCAGCTCGCGCAGCATGGCGTCGTCGGGATTATCCCCCTTGGCCGCCACCCGCGCATCGGGAAGCATCGGAAATGTGACCAAGGACACTTCCCAAAGCTCCAACTCAGACAAAAGCCGCTGGCCCTTGTCATTCTTTGCCGCGCGCACCGTGCGATAGCCGATCGACAGACCGTCGATCGCTCCCGCCTCGATCAGCGCCGCCGCTTCCTTGCCACGGGCCACGTCGGTGAGCAGCCGCCCCTCGACCCAGAGCCCGTGCTTGTCCTCGCGCACCACGTCCCAGATGCCGATGGGCTGGGCGGGATCGTGTTGCCACAGCATCTTGATCGACCTGCCCGTGCCCGCCAGCCGCGCGAGCGACTTGGCATAGGCCCCGGCCACGACCACGTCGCCGCCTTGGTCGGTGGCGTCGAAAACCGAGGCATAGCCCGAAATCACATGCCCCTGATCGAGCGTAAGTCCCTCGCCCGCCCGTGCAAATTTATGCTCTAAATTCATACCGTCCCCCTAATGCGCCAAGGCGCGCACCACATCGAGCGCGACGATCACGAAGGTCGCGCAAACGATGAGCCAAACCTGCTTTTCCACGCGATTGACCACGTATTCGATCTTGCCCAGCCGCACGTCGACCTGCGCAAACCAGAAGTCCGATACCTGTGGTCGCGGCTCGCGCCGGATCCGCCCGTCCATGTCCACAACGTCACTCTTCATGACCGACCTCCAGCGCGGGCAGCCCCAGCAATGACCGCTTTTCCGCGTCCGTCAGAAAGGTCGCGTCACCGATCCGCCGCCACGCCGCTTCGCGCTCCGAGGACAGCGCCGGCACCTGATCGAGGTCGGGGCGCAGGTCGAGCCGCTCGTCGGTAAAGTCCGACAGCCAGTCCGCGATGGTGCTCGTCACCCGCGCCGCCAGCGGCAGAACCGTGAGCCGATAAAACGCGCGGTTCGCCTCTTGGTAATTGGCATAGGTCGCGTCGCCCGGAATCCCCAAGAGCATCGGCGGGATGCCAAAGGCGATGGCAATCTCGCGCGCCGCGGCCTCTTTGGTCTTCTGGAACTCCATGTCCGAAGGGCTGAACCCCATCGGTTTCCAGTCGAGCCCGCCCTCCAGAAGCATCGGCCGCCCCGCGTTGCGCGCGCCCTGATGTTGGGTCTCCATCTCGGACAGGAGCCGGTCGTATTGATCCTGTGTGAGCGTCGCCTGCCCGTCCGCGCCGCGATACACGATCGCCCCTGACGGTCGCGCCGCGTTGTCCAAGAGCGCCTTGGACCACCGAGAGGCCGCGTTGTGAACATCAACCGCCGTGGCCGCCGCCTGCATCGGCGAGAGGCCGTAGTGGTCATCATGCGGGTGAAAGCTCTTGATGTGGCAAATCTGGGCGGGACCGTCACCGATCGCATAGCGGTGCGTCTTGCCGTTGACCGAATAGTCATAGGCCGCGGGCCAGCCGTTCGCTCCGGGGACGAGGCTCATCCGGTCCGACCGCAGCACGTGCAGCTCGCCCGGAAGACCGCCCTCGCCCACCGCCTCGATATAGGCGTTGCCGGTCAGCAGGATCTGGCCATAGACCGCCTCCAGCAGCCCCGCCCGCCCCTGCACCGGATTGGGCCGCGCGAGGAGTTCGGCCACGGGGTGTGTCTCGTAGCGGCGGTTGCGATCCTGCACCACTACCGGAAGCGCGGCTGCGGCCTCGGCGATCATCTTGACCGCGCGAAAGCCCACCGGATTGCCGGTGAACCCGCTGCGGGTGAGCGACACGGTATCGCGCGGCGTCCACGCCACGCGGCCTGCGCCCATCGCCACGATGCGGCCCACGGCAGAGGCTTTCGCCTCAAGCCCCGGCCCCGGCGCAGCGTCGGTCTGCGTCTCCGTCCGCTTTAGAAAGTCAAACATCCAAGTCTCCTCGATCCTGCGCCTCGGGTTCGTGACACCACCATCGGCGTAATTTCTGAACATCGGTTGAGGCCACCGTGCGCACCCGCCAGCGGCCCCGCGCAACACCCCCTAGAGCACCCGCATCCGCGGCCGCCGCCACTTGTCAGCGGGAGTGATCAGCAACTCGTGCATCGCCCAGACGAGCGCGTCCACGCGGTCGGGCGACCCCGCACCATCAAAGCCCTGAAGCGTCATGAGGCACATCTGGTCCTCAAGCGCGCCAAGGCCCCGCAGGTGCATCACCCGCCCCTGTTCATAGATCGCGGCCACAGGCTCGGCGCGGGCGCTCTTGCCGCGCGTGGCCCGCACCGCGCCGTAGCTGACCAAGGGGTCCACCTGCCGGATCAACTGCTCGACCAGCGCGCCACCCTGATTGACCTCTGCCACCAGCCGCGTGGCACCAAAGTCGTGATAGGCCCCGACCGCGACTTGCGCCCATTCGAGCGGCGACTTTGCCTTGGTGGTAAGGTCGGCGAGCACATAGGCCCGCCAGTCCTGCGGCGGCCCTTGCATCCGTGCGCCCGCCACCACGATGCCACAGGCGTCGGACCCTTCGTTCGCCGTCACCGCCGGATCGACCGCCACCACGATCCGGTCCAACTCCGGCGCTGCGTCCACGGTCAGCGTCGCCAACGCCTCGGCAGACCAGAGCGCGCCCTCGGCCTCCGCCATCAAGAGACCGTCGAGTTCTTGCCGGCCGAGCCGCGTGCCCGCATAGCGGCGCTGCACTTCTTCGATGAACCCCGCCGCAAGGTTCGCAGCATTTGCCGTCGTGGGGGCGTGGGTCATCACCGTCGAGGCCCGCTTGAGAAGGTCGCGCAGGGTCGACTGGTTGCGCGGCGTGGTGGTGACGCAGGCCCGCGGATCGTCGCCAAGCCGCAGCCCGAATTGCAGCATGTCCCACGCGTCGCCCGCCCGCTTCCACTTGGCCAACTCGTCGGCCCACAGCGCGTCAAACTGCCAGCCGCGCAGCCCCTCGGGGTCATGCGCCGAAAGCAAATGCGCCGTGGCCCCGTTCGGCCAGACGAGGCACTTGCGCCCCGCGATCCAGTCGGGCCGCCGGTCGGGCGGCGAACACGCCATGATCCCGCTTTCACCAAAGACCATGACCTCGCGCCCCTGATCATAGGTTTCGGCGATAAGGCCGAGCCGCCGCGCCCGCCCGGTGCCGCGAGGCAGCGGGCCCTCGACCATCGCCCGCAC